AAATTGATCTGGTTTTTCTTTTTTAGGTTTTCCATATTTCTTCTCCCATTCAATTTTTTCTTGGGGAGTTCTTAAGTCATAAGGTTTTACAGCAAGAGGGTCATAGTCATAAACACTCACCTCTCCTCCTGGATAATCTGCTACATCACCAGAAGCAGGAGAATATCCAATTACTCTTTGCGGTTTTATACGTTTATCAACCACTGCAAAAGGAGATGCTACATTTTGCATCGGTGTTATTAAGTCTCTATAATACTCTACATTTGGAGTGCTACTTTTAGTTACAGCAAGTCCTTGATTTTCTAACTTTTTAACTTGTTCAGGAGTTAGATTAAAATATTTTTTATAATCACTATCAAAAGCTCCACCACCTTGATTCCTATCTGATATCTCTTCACGATAGAAATCTAGATTTCTAGAAGTTAAATCTTTTTCAAAAACTCTTGGATATGCATCAAAAGGTATTTGAGTGCTTCTTTTTAACCTACCAGCTTTAACTTCTTTATTGTAAAAATTATTAAGTGCAAGTTGAGCATTATACACTCTTAAACTATCACCTCTTGTAGGAAGTGAACCACCTCCTTGCATCATAGGATATTCTGTCACACTTTCACCATCAAACGTGTAATCCTCTCCAGGATACATCATTTGCACATCTCCCTCATCTGATATACCGAGAACAGGATAAGGAACACCTTGCATTGTTATTTCGTTAGATGGTATAGTTGTTATCTCACCAGGGTATTCCCATTGTCCATAAGGAGTGAGAATAGAACCATCTTGACTAATGTTCTTTGGTTTCCAATCTAGTCCTTCTTGGTAGAATTTCATTTCTTTACCATTCTGTGCACTAGCCTTTGTCTTCTTAGCATAAGGACCGTTAGAAGGAATGCTTCCTGTGCGTGCGTACGTGAATCCTACAGCACCAGGAATACCTCCACCCATTGCCATGGTACCACCCCATGCACCATTATAATTGAATCCAATGTCTGTCAATCCACCCATTGTTCCTTCAATGCCATTCTTAGCTTTCTTGGATGTAAGTTTCTTCTTTGCCATTATTTGTAAGAGATTTGAGCAGGTGTAAAGATAAACTGACTTACTAAATGTGCGTCAGACTTGTTGTCTAATATATGTCTCACCTTCAGTTCTTTTGCTCTTAGAGGTTCCTTCTTAAAGGATCTCTTTCCGTAGTCCATATTAGACTGGTTTACAATCTTGTCTATTGATAGTGATTCACAACTAACATTAAACAAAGGTATCGATTTATTTTTAACTAACGACCAGAACGTATTATACTGATAGAAGTTATCACTTTTGGTGAATGTAATTGTCTTACTATCAGCATTATATACAGGATACTTCATGTACTCCTTCATGTTGTTCATTGGTTTTGGAACAAGCTCCAATACACCAGAACACTGCTGACCGTTATATAGAATAGCTTTGTTGAAATACTGATTGTCTGTCTCCACCTTTCTGTTATCATCAAACACACCAAACTGACTAGGTAGATACTTATAAGCTTTTGTATAGTCTTTTACGTTCTGAAGAATCTCATCATAGTATTGATATGCAAAAGGATATTCTATGATGTATGGGTTGATACAACCATAGAATGTATTGTATATCACAGGGTTCTTCAGATGTGTCCAAATAGATGCTGTATTAACTTCTTGGTAGTTAATAGCAGCGAGTTCTGGTATGGTGATTGTTGTTATAGGAATGTTCCACTGTTTGTTACAACAGTTTATTCCTGTAGAAGACAATATAATCACCTTCACAGAATCTTCAACACTAAGAGCTAGCCCAGTGATGAGCTCATCCTTTGGAACATCAGACGCAAGCACATTCCCCAAATCATCAGAAATAGAGAATGTACTTGCTCTGTTGCCAGACTTAGTTAGCCTTATGACAATTGTTTTAGCCATTTATTATTAACATTGAATTGCTGAAGCACCTATTACAACACCAGTTAGAGGATCTAAATCAAAGTTTCCTTGACCGCCTATTAATACATAGGAGTTGCCAAGAAGTGGATTAGTTCCCAAAGGATTTGTAAAGATTGCACAACCTGGAGCAATTGCTGCACAGTCAGAAGTGAGTGTTCTGTTGTTTGCAAGTGCATCAGAACAAGCATCATTTTCATTAATGTTGCTATATCCTGATCCTGAGAATGCATACACAGGTGCTGCTGTTGTTGTTGTAGTGGTGGTGGTAACAATAGTTAGATCAATGTAATTGGTACAAGTACCATCAGATTGTACTCTAACAATTGTCGCAAGATCAGGAACTAACGTTGATGTGTATCCTGAAACCAATGATGCTTTTGGTACATTGTTTTCAAATGGTGTAACATAACTATCAGCGTCTGAATACAAGTCAAAGGGTCCTGTATCAGCTCCTGCAGAAGTTAGTGTTATTAATACTGTTTGTGGCATAGTTTTTATTTTATATTTTAAAAATGTTATTAAGGTGTAGGAGGAGGGGGTGGAGGATCAGTTTGTTCAGCACTACCAGCCAAATCACAAACAAGAACAGTGGTTGTTGTCGTTGTTGTGGTAGGTTCTATCTTCTCAGCAGTTCCTTCAAAATAACAATCACATGTACCTCCGCTACCAAGTACACCATCTATACAAACCCAATAGTTACAACAATCATTGTAGTAACCATTCACTGCAGGAATAGTTAATGCTTCATCTTGGTATAAAGCAAGTCCTTCAGATAGAGTTGATCCATTTGCTCCATAATAAGGACCACAACTTGTGCATCCTTCACCTAGATCAGAACATCTTTGATCAGTTCCTTCAGCAGTGAATGCTAAGAAAAAGAACTCAGGAGGTAGAGTTGTGGTTGTGGTTGTTGTAGTTGGTTCAGGTTCTATTCTCTCAGCACTACCAGCCAATTCACAATCAAGTGGAGGAACAGTTGTGGTGGTTGTAGTTGTTGGATATATTTTTTCTGCATCACCAGCTAATTCACATTGTGGTTCACTTATAAGTTCTGCAATACCAGCCAGTTCACAATCAAACAATTCTATTGTTCCTGCTAGAGCACAATCAGGAGGAGGAACTGTAGTGGTTGTAGTGGTTGTAGGTGGTGCTATTGTAGTTGTACTAGTTGTTGTAGTGGTGGGAACAATCTCAGCAGCAATCACTTCTATGTCACAGCTACCGTTCAATCCAGAATAGAAGAAGTTGTTTTCAGCTATGTAGAAGTTAGGGATGTAGCTATGAAAACTTATCCAACTCATTGTATTGAAGTTGAATGATAGTGACCAAGATTTGTTACAGAAATAGTTAACATCTGTAAGATCTACAACCGTACGAGTGATTATTGGATAAGTAGTAGTTGTTGTACTAGTTGTACTACTAGTGGTTGTTGTAGTGCCACAACCTTCACAAGTTCCAGTTAATGTTATAGAACCATCACCAAAAGAAAAATGTACAGTTCCTTCTACAGCACACTGATAATATGTTCCAGGATTTAAGAATGTCCTGTATATCATTTCACCAGTGTCACAATCGTTATATACAATTCCTCCTGAGAAAGATTCTCCACCTCCATCAGAAGTTATAACAACTTCGTAACAGAAACATGTTGGAGGAAGAGTTGTAGTGGTAGTGGTTGTAGCAGGGTTTTGAGGAAATACATTCTCAATGTAAAACTCATTAGCTGCAGCATCATATTTAATGTCATTCCTTAGAGGAACATAGTCAAGCTTAGTGATAATGATTCTATCAAACTTGCTGTCATACACTCCATGCAATCCTACACCATTAAAATGGTTATCTGTAGGAACATTAGGAAAATATCTAAGTATTTCAAATGCTAAATGATCTGTAAAGAACCTGTTCAATCCTGAGCCAAATCCTGACAAATCTTTAGCTTGATTGCCAGCAATTAAGAACACCTGACCTCTTTTAGCATCTACAGTGATCTGTCCTTGTGGTATTTTTAGAAGCATCTTATTCTGACTTCCTACATATCCCAAGTCTGTTTCTGCAAAGTCTATTGGAGGTGCACTTCTGAATAATGAGTCATTTCCTATGTAAGCAGCTTGAGGATTACTTGTGTCAATTGTCAACATTGTGTTGTACAACAATGACTTATTCTCAAATCTAGCAAGAACTGCTCTGTTCTGAATACCATCCAAGCTTGTAAGATTTCCAAAGTTTTGTGGGAAATCAAAGAAGCTTATAGGTCTGTAAATCAACCAGTTATTCACCTCATTATCAACAAAGCTTTGTTGTCTGTCAGAATAAATAGCTCTGAATGGGAAGTTTGTATAACATTGGTTGTTGTCCCAGTTTACAGGAAGATGTGTAAACACATTCTCTGTATTCTGTTTAGAATATGTTGGGTTGTAATAGTATGTATTGTCAAATGCAATTGGAACATTAGTTTCTTGTAGCCACTGATCAGGAATACCTGTGCTCACGTGTGGGAAGAAATCACCTTCTCTATTGTTAAATGCTTGACGTAGGTCTACATTAACATTTGATTCACAATAAAATGTAGGAATACCATAAGCAAATAGATAGAAACTTCCATCATAGTAAGTTCTTCCTGGATTATCTACAGCTTGTGAATTAGGACAATCAAAGTTGTGAGCTTTGATTGATATAATGTTTGTTAATTCAACCTCATTAGCTGTTTCTTTATTAATAATATAGTTTGAAAGAATTGATCTGCCTGAATGCCAGTATTTTGGATAGGCTACATTACCAATCTCATCATAGAATATATCACTATCGTCAGGAGCTCCCACTCTATTATCTATAAAGAATGGAAGTTTTGTTTTGAAAGAGAACCTATTGATAAATGTATCTCCTCCAAAAGCTGTAACAATTGTAGAACTTGTAGAGTTAAACATCACTTGACAACCAGTGTCAATTGTTTCATAAGAATAAATCTGACCCCATTGATTATCAAATATATTCTTAATTGATCCATAATAAGTTATAGTAGAAATCTCAAACTGTTTTTCTGGATCTATACAATTTCCTATTTCAGATAGTGTATATCTTGATTTATCCTGAATAACAGGAGTGGTTCCTCCTATTAATGCATTTGGTGTTCTATCAGGATAAGGTAGACTTGAGACAGAGTTTCCATCTCTAGTATCTACTGTTTTTACATATACAGAGGATTCTCTGTTAAAATTATTAATGTTTAAATTGTCTCCAACATTCTGAACACCAGGAATCAAATATTGAACTACATCAATTTGTCTTTGCTTAACACCTAAGTCATTATTAATGGCTATAGAATAATCATACTCTGCTATTGAGTTGTAAGACTTAGCATAGTTCTTTCTAGTTATACCATTAACATAAATAGTCAAATAGGATTGATATGCAGCAAACATTGCTGTCATATCAAAAGGAGTTGTAATTTTAGCAACCTTTTCACTTGCAGTTAAAGCATCCTGTTGAGCTTCCGCACTAATTAATTTATAGTTTGCATTATTCCTAACTTGTACAAAATGTGCATCACCTTTTCCATATATTGCATTCTCAAGTTTTAAAACATTTCCTAAGAAAGGACTACCAAACGATGTGTCTGGTGAGTTGAATACATATCTATATGGAGAGTTTGTATTATTAAATGCATCTAAGTTATCAGCACTAAATGTACAATTCTTTGTTCCCCCATTCACCTCACTCAATAGTGTGATTGTAAAATTACCATTACCACTAACAAATACAGGTCTTGTAACAGAATTTACAACTATACAATCTTGACCAAGAAATGGAGCTTCTATATATACTGTTACTTCATCCTTTTGATCTATAGGAAGATAAGAAAATCTATTTCCAGTAAAAAGTCCACCAGTAATTAATTGGTACTTCCATTTAGAACAAAGTCTCCAAACACCATAATTTGTTACCTCAACTGTACCATCTGCAGGAAGAGTGAGTGTTGGGAAAGCTGTAGAACATACATTAACAACTTGTGGAGAAGGTACATTTAATGTTTGTTGTTCATTATTATCACAATCAAAGTATATAATATCTGTACCAGCTACATTAGTTACAGTGACCTTGTATTCTCTACATACACTATCGTATGCATTATTCTCTTGTAAAAGAAATGGGTCAATTCTAAGGTCATTGTATGGATAGTTAGGAAAATAGTAGGAAGTTCCTTCTCTTTCATATTCACCCACGTTTCTCAATATACCTTTTGCTACAACAGACTTATTTGTATTTCTATTTCCTCTTACAATCTTGAATCCAACAATGTTGTTCTTTTCTTCCTCTGTAAGACTTGAAGTTTCAATTAGCTGTTTTATTTGACTAGCATCAAATCTAACACCTATTGGAAATATTGCTTTGTTTTCAATCTTTAATCCACTGTATGTTCCATCATATTCAATTGTAGGTGTACCACTTTCAAATATCGGACTAACTAATACATCAGGGAATTTGTGATGTCTAATTGGTTGATTAGCTAAGTCTCCCCAAATTTCCTCATTACAAGGATATGTTTCTGTTGATTCCCAATATGCAAACTCTCCATGTTCATAAGGAGTTGCGTTACCAATATTCTCTCCTGCACCAGGTCCTGATACAGAAGCTGTATTATATATCTTCCAATACGGAGCACTTGTACCATCCCCAACAAAATCAGGATTGGTATTTGGAACATCTGGTTGAGAAAGTTCTGTAAAGTTCTTAGCTCTACCAGGAATATGAAAACCATCAGTTTGTTTACCGTTTCCTAATAAAAACACTATCTCAAAAGCATACACCTCATCACGAAGGTATCCTCTTAGATTAGCAGAGTTTGCACCATCTGCATAATTCTCATTTGCAGGAAGCTTATAAGTCTGCCAGTTTAATGTTATACCGTTAGCTATCTTTTGATAGTTAACTCTATCTATTGATGTAAGATTGTCCCAAACTAATACATCCTGAACAGATGTAAGATCTTGGGCAATATCATAATAAGGAAACTTCTCAAACACATCGTTGAGAGTGAGTCTTATTTGAGTTTGATTCTGACCAGTGTATGTAATGCTTCTAGATGCTTGGTCAATAAAATATGTTCCAACAAGCTCCACTGAGGAGATTGCATTAACTGTCTTTATTACAGCTAGATTGAAATACTGGAAATATCCAGTGACATCTAGATTACTAATTAATAGTTCAATAGCCTGTCCTACAGGATAATTGAAATCAGGAGTTGTGATTTCTACATTTCCTATAGCAGTGGGGTTAGTCACTGAATAATAGGATGTGTAAGGATCTCCTGAAGCATCGCCATATTGAATAGCAAATTGATAGGTGCCTGCTGTCAGGTTTCCTGTGTTATTAATACCAGTTATGCTTATTTGAGGAATCTCAAAGTTTGGCTGCACTTTGAGTTTATTACAATCAATTTCAGGTGTAACAACAGGATCACAACTTGTGAGTCCTGGAGAAGTGATGTAAGGAAGGTTGTTTAGGTCAAGGAATCTGCGTGGATTCAAACCATCTGTCCAATAGATTTCTGTTGTACAGTTTGTAATCTTATGTACAGCTTTATGTATTGGATAGTCAATATTAAAGTTGAGACATTTACCACCTATGTATTTACGATAGACACAATCATTATTATCCATATAACCAATCTCACTATCTCCTGTATTAGGGTTAGTGAGGAAGAATATATGCTTGCTTTGTTCGTTGATGAAATGTGTGCCTATGAGATGATAGTCTTCAGGAAAGTTTAGACATAGCTCATTACCTGGCTCATTCTGATAGTTAACAGAGTTAGAGTCAAAGTTTTCAACAGCTGCATTCAATGCATAGGTGAGCTGACCCTTAGGAATCTGATTGACAGATCTATCAAGGTTCAACCCTGTTTGAGCAGCGTTTCTCTCCTGAATTATATTAGTTGTTCCTTCTCCAGCCATATCTACCTACTCTGTTTGGAAGTTCATACATATTAAACCTGTTAAGGTCATTCTTAATTCTGCGTTGCTTAGTCCAGGCATCTTGTTTCTTAATCTCAATGTCTGCCATTATAAAAGCTTCGTCAGAGAGGTTCTTATAGTAACCTAACTTCTTTTGAATTTGATCAAACGTTTCATCGTTTATTTGATTTGCTAGAGTTTCAAAAACTTTATATTTTATGAATGCTTCTATATACTCCCTAATACGAAAGTTGTCTGGAATCATTTGGTTATCATTACCATCGTATGCTGTAGAATAGAATATAAGATGTACAACACCATTTCTGAAGTTGGTAACAAACTTGTTACCTCTGATGTCAAATGAATCATATCCTGCAGATCCAGGAGTGAACTCATGCAATGGTGCAGGAGCACTCACGAACTCCCAAGCATCTGTATAGCTAACATCACAATTGCCTCTTGCAGATATTGTTCCTGGTTTCAACAAGTATGACCTTTGGAAAGATCTTGTCATTTGTTGATTAGTCTTATATACAGCTTGTATGAGTTCAGGCATACATTCAGGACATCCTGTTGTACAATTTAGATTGGTGCAAGGCTGACCTCCAGAAATAACAGGACTCACTTGAATAGTGGTTTGGTCTGCTGCTTGAGAATAAAAAGAGTTTGGTGTTCTGTAAGGATCCTGAGGAATCTCTGTACACATCCACGCTTCTCTTGCAGCATAGAAGTTGTCTGGAAGCCTAGCTTCAAAGTCTTCAATGTACAAGATTTGCTCGCTAATTACATAAGTTGCTCTTCCCAACTTTCTAAGACATTTGTCTAGATAGGTGGGGAACATCAAGTCATCTATTGCTCCTGTATCGAAGTAGGATTTAAGTTCCTCCTTAACAGTAGAATAAACTGGTTCAGGGCTGATAAAGTTATACTTATAGTAATTTGACATCTATATTATTTTTTCCATTCACGATAAATATGTTGATATTTGTCGTTGGTTTTTATGTAGTGGGATAGAAGTCTGGAGGTGGTCCTTGATGGTTTGAAGTACCAAAGATCTGTATGCTTGAGCCTAGCTGTTTCTTTAAACCACACCCATCCAAAGAAGTAACCTTCTGTATGATAGTTGAAGTTGTATATCACCTTTCCCTTCTCTTTGGTTCTTTGCCAATCTATGGGAAGATTGACAAACTCTTTTCCATCAACATCCTTCATCTTTTTTCTTTTCTTCTTGTTGATAGAAAACTCACCAAATCCAAAAGGAAGCTTTGCTCGCTCTCCAGTTTCTAATATGTAATTTTTGAAAGACTCGTTGAAGGTGTAAACAATGTTTTTCCACTCATCAAATGATATCTTCATCTCAGGATGCTTCTTACAGAAGTTGTTGTAGTTTTCTCTACTCGAACTTCTCCAGTCTATTTTTACTCTCATTAGCTAGTTGGTTTAGCATTTGGTGCTTGACCATCTACGCCATCCTGGGTCATATCTGTTTTAATTCTAAAATATGTCGTTAACAATTTTTGTGAAGTGAGTTCTAAAACTTGCTTCTCTAAATACCCAGGAACAGCATATGGTTTATCCAATGGATTTTTGCACCATTCTTCATTTGTATATTCTTTTCCACAATCACATTCTGGAAACATAATCTCATTAGGAACATCTTCCTCAAAAAGAGCAGAAATTCTCACTGTCTGAAGAAGTGGATTACTCACATACAAGTATCCATTCATTATCCAATAGTAGGTTTCTCTTTTTATAATAGGAAGCTTAATCAAGTTAACATATCTGTTCACTGTGATTTCCTTAAACTTAGTTCCTCTTCCACTCATAGCATTGATAGAATATACACCTTGAATGATGTATTGATAGTTACCTTCTGCTATACGAGGAAGTTTATATCTGCTCCTTGAGACAGTACAAGGATCTGCAAAGTCACAACATTCAGAAATAGGAACTTCCACCATCTCTAAACAAGGAATGGTGGTAAACAAAGTGTCAGTAGCCCAAAGCTTTCTGAGATTTGTTTCTCTCTTAATCAATAAAAGAGCATTGTTCTTAACTTCAGATGCAATAGCTCTGTCAGTGATAAGTGTGTCTGTTGACAACAACTTATGCATTGAGCGTACATCTGAAACTAATTTTCTTAATGTTGACATTATAAATATTGTTTGAATATGTTTGTCATTCCGTTCTCTTCTTCTATAAGGAATGCAGTCACTTCAGCCTTCGCACACGTGTATCCATTCTTTTCATCCCATGAACTTTTAGCATTAGAGAAAGCTGGAATTTGGTAAAACTTGATTCCATTAAAATCCTGACTTAACTCATGATGTTTGTCTCCTGTGAATATGTAGAAGTTGTTGTGATAGGACCATTCATCTCTGTATTCCATTGGGAAGATGGCAGCTAGTTTTGCTGGCTTTAATGCATCTCCATGGTTGAACATCAACGCACTTTCTCCAAAGCTTATGTATTTTCTATATCTAGGAGAACAATCAAAGGTTAGTCTATCAGTGTTTCTGAAGTAGGTTTGCAACCATGTTATTAGGTGCCATCCTACATACTCATCATGATTTCCTGCTACATATACAACATCTATTTCAGATGCGTTCTGTAAGAGGAGAGAGATCATTTGAACTTCATATTCACAGATCCTTTGGAAGGATTCATGATATGGTAGGATGTTAGTTTGTGGAGTTCCTTTTGTTGTGGTGTTTGTAAACTCACTATTGAACTCATCCGATCCAATGATGTAAATTACCTTATCGAGATTATTTGACAGAGTAGCTTGGTTCAAAATTACTTCCACCTTCTCAAGGATGCCACCAAATCTATTGTTTATGTTATTATCACCATAAACGTCATACTTGTTAAGGTGTGAGTCTTGCTTATTAATCACAAGACACGCATTGTCTTTTCCAGCATTATACTTAGGAGCAACAATGTCTGGAGAACATGGTTTGTATTCATTCAAGAAATCTACAAAAGCATTTTGAAATATTTGACTATTGGTTTTCTTACCAAGCCAAGCTTTCACTTGCCAATGTGGATTTGCACCATTACCCCAGTAGTTCTGGACGTATTTAGTTATTTCCCATTTGTTTGTGTCAATCTTACACTTTTCGATGAGATCCTCTAGAGAACGAATCTCTTCTGGGCTATTGAACACTATCTCACCTGTGCCCTTAATTAAATCTTCTTCAAACCTTACAACAGCTTCTTCAAGCTGATCTATGTAATGTGAAACCTCTGCCTCATTTCTTACCACCTCACTCTTTCTAATTTCCTTTAATAACGCATCCACCTCATCTTCTGTAATTCCTAATTTCTCTGCGTAAAACTTCTTACCTTTCTTCCAGTTTAGCATTTGTTGCAACTGTTCTAATAGATGTTGGTTTCCTACCATTGGACTAGATTTTAGTTAAAATTACAGTAAAGGTACGAACAATTTTTGAAATTCTCCAAATTTATTTAACCAAATAGATTATCTGTAATAACCAACTTGGTTATAATTTAAACAAAAACTCCCAGGGTAGAAACCCCAGGAGGTACCCTGTAAAACCAACAAAACAGGGTTTTTAACAATTTGCTAAACTAGTGATTTGTCCAAAGGTTCCAGTCACTCGTACCCATGACTTTCCTGTAGCATTTGGACAACCTATTGCCAAACAATAATATCCAGCAGGTGCAGGTATTGTAAATGCAACATCTGTGGTGAGTCCAGAGAAAAGATTTAGTGTTGCCGAGTTAGAATAATATGTACTAGAACTTACCTCAGCACAAGCTTCTGTACCACCAATTGCACTATATTTCATCTCAAAGGCATATATACCAGGAGGAAGAGTGGTAGTGGTGGTTGTAGTTGTAGGGGCTGCAGTGGTAGTAGTTGTAGTAGTTGTTGGAGCTACTGTTGTAGTAGTTGTGGTTGTTGTATAAGCTAGACAACCGTTTGCAATCTGACAGAAGGCTGTGAGAAGAGAAACATTTGTTGCAATTGTTTGTAATAAGGTTTGAGCTAAAATAAGAGGGTCAAGCTCATTATCGAGCTTTTCTAGAACAACATTCAAATCGTCACCAGTTTCCACTCCTGAATTAGGTAGTGTAGGACCATTGTAACAGATTAGATTTGTTGATATTGGATAGCCAGCAAACCATCCGTTGTTACACTTTCTTGGATATACAGTGTTGACAACCAATGGATTACATGGTGAACCTGGAACACATGCCATTTATTTAGAGTTTATTTGTTAAGGAATGTACATGATGTAGTAGCAAGCAAGAACAGGCTGAATGTTACTGTGTGCACCACCACTACCAGCATTAGCATTTGTTACAGTAACTCCTGTAGCACTACTGCTAGATCGACCAATAGTTGCATCTGCCAAAGCACTTGTTCCTGTTCTATAGCTATAGTTTCCATCTAAGTTTGCAAAAGAAGAAGCAGGTGCTGTAGGAGTTGGACCAGTTGTGAAAGTTATTGGTGCAGCATTGTCGTTTGCTAAAATAAAGTGTCTATGTCCAGGATCTGTCACACTAGCTACGTGCGTGTGTGAAGGTATTTGAGAAGTGTTAAGGGTTACAGTGTTTGCACCAGCTGTTCCATTAAGAGCATAGTTAGGGTTTGTAGGAGTTGCTGGATCCACCACTGGATTCATAGGTCCACCACCTACACCAACAATAGCACCAACACCCACTCTACCACGCTTATCAGGAGTGCCGTTTAGTCCATTACAGAGGTAGATTTTTTCCCAGTCAGTTCCAACAATACCAGCACCTGTTACATCAAAGTTTCCTGTAAGTGCTCCGTAATATTCAATCACTGTGTAAGGAACCATTTTAGTAAAATGCTTAGTGCTAGATACAGTTGTACTAGAAATGTAAGCAGCAATTAAACTGTTAAGATCTGCAAGCTTTACATAGTTGGTGTCAACATCTAGAGCAAGAGCTGCAAGTTCTACATCTATGTCACAAAGCTTTGTAATAACAGCCTGAAGAACAGCGTGTGTGTCTGAAGAAGATATAACGCCTGTTAAACAGTCTACATCATAATCAGCATTTAATACAAGTAGATCAGCAGCTATAGCGTCAACCTGCACCTGTAGATCACAAGCAGCTCTAATAAGAGCTGTAATGTAGTCATTTAATGTAAACTCACCACACTCAGGAAGATATTGTTGAACGAGGTTGCAGATGATTAGAGGGTCAACAATAGGTTTGATTCCTACACCATTTAAAGTGGATGTAAGAAACTCAATCAAAGATGCCTCTACAAAGTTGAGAGAATCTCCGTTCTGTATCCCTAATGCAGGAACATCTAATCCTGTGTATCTTACACATTTATCTGAGACAATCTCAGTGCATCCATTGTAACAGTTTGAACAAGACATTTGTATAATTTATTTATTGATTAATATTTTAACTCTACTAGCTATTCTTTCCACTGAAACTGATCCAGCATATTCTGGGCTACAATACTTGTAAGTTAGTATTCTCTTGTAGTTCAGAAGATCCCAAATCACTGTTCCTGGAACAGGCCAGTTTAATTGAAACACAATATTGTTATATTCGTTATTAGCCAACTCTGTAAGCTTGCAATCAATGTCTGCAAGTAGTACAGGGATGCTAGAACAATCAACGCAATTTGTAAGCCTTGGATATAACATTCTTTATTCTTTTATTAGCTTGTTTAATAGCGTTGTTACAGGCTGAACATAGTCCGTTTATCAACTGACAGCCACATCCCACCTTAACACCGCAGTTTCTACAGTTTGCCATATTAATAGAAATTGTTTACATAATTGTTACCATAGCAATTACATCTGTTTGCTATGAATTGGTTTAACATCCTATTTGCTTGATTGTACAGCTTATTAGCTGTATCAACAGCACAGTTGTTTGCAGCAGCAATAGATCCTTGTATAAAGTAATAGATGCTGTTTAGATCCACCATCTGTTGTTTTCTAATAGCTGCATCACATTCCATCATATCAAGCTTCATAAACGCACTGTCAAACTTCTCTTGAAGTTGGTCAACACGCATTATTGTTTTCTGTACAAAGTTCTGATATGCAGGAGCAACAGAATATTTAATATAATAAACCCCATCAGGAATTGGTAGCAATGGATCACCAACTGCAGTGATTCCTAATGAAGCAGAAGTGTAAATGTTGAAATCATTTATGTTAAATGGAAGGCTGACTAAACCGAATCCTGGAACATCTATCTCTATTGTAGGAGCACTAACAGGAGGAGCTGGTGGGTAAGTTGATGCATCAGCAATACCCAACGTTTGTACATTGTATGTAGGAATTACTAAAAAATCTAATTTCAAGTCTGCCATGTTCTTCTAAATAAATAAGCCAGAGGATTTGAGAAGATCCTCTCACCCTCTGGCTTAGGTTATATGATATTGTTTCTACCTCTTATTAAGGAATAAGGGTGGTAGTGCTTGAAGTTGTAGGCCATATAGTGGTAGTTGTAGATGTAGTGCTTACACAAGCATTATCATCAGCAACAGAACCAAGACCAGCCTCAAGAACAGCTTGGATTGCAGCACTCAAAGCTTGAGGAGCAGCAATAATCACCATGCTATCTTCCTTGATGTAGTCACCCCAAGAATAAGCAGATTTGTCATATTCGTTGAACTTGATGTAGAAGGTATCGTAGGTGGTACCATCAGAAACCCAAGACTCAAAGTTCTCGTTGTAACCTGCCATTCTGTAAAGATGCTTCAAGTAACCTGCTTGATAGCTATAGAAGTTCTTCTCGAGCTGCTTAATCTCATCAGAAGTACCTGAAGGATAAGAAGCACGTTGAGTAACTTGAGCATCAGCAACAATGTTACAAGCATCTGCTACGATGAAGTCAGCAGTGGTAGCTGGTCCACTGTACACGAATGTACGGAACCACATTCTGTCATACTCCCAAGGGAATGCAGCAACATCACAAGGCTGACCATACTTGGTAAGAGGCTTACCAGAAATACGGAGGATAGCGTTTGCATCGTTACCAATTCTTTGGAATTGATAGAAATCGTTGAAGTTGATGTTGTCTGGGTTGTTACCAGGAGCCTGAAGAGTCAATTGATAGATGAACTGATCAATCAATGCAGGTACATCAACATTAACACAAGGGTCACCACCACACTCACAACAAGGAGCTTGAACTGTTACAGAGCGAGTGAAACCATTGAAATACAAAGTATCTAGGTAAGAAGAGTGTGCACGAAGTGTAAGTGTTACGATATCACCACACTGTACATTCCAACCAGATACATCTGTCACTTGGGTAGCAGGAAGAGGACAACCACTTACCTTGTACCACTCAGTAACGTTAGATTTACAAGTACCATCAATACAACCAGCGATCTTGTCAGAACGCTTTGAACCTTGAAGATATGTGTTTGTTCTACCTTGAGCTAAATAGAAGTATGGTTTAGCAGCAATATTACCAGCGTTTGCAACACTGTAATCGCTTCTAAAGATACCAAATTGACCTGCGGTCAAGTTTTGCGTAGAACCAGAGCTAGGTAGAGTGTTTCCTACTGGAACTACGAAAAGCGTAGTTAATGAAAAATCAGCCATTTTATGCTATTTTAATGATTAAAAAACTTATTCGTTTGTCTGTATCCTGTAGATTGAACTCTGGACAGCAGACTGGTTTTCGGTGTACATTGCAAGGTTTTGAACTGTCAAGTCTAGAAGTTCATCCTCTAGATATGTTTCAAGTTCACAGTCTTGATTGAATGATGGTTCACCATCAAGCATGATGTATCCCTCTTTGTTAATGTACTGAGGATACCTCATATACATTATGTAAATTTTAGTTGGTGTGAACGTACCATCTGTGAAGACACTTATCTCATCAGATGATAAGAAGTTGAATGTTTCTTGGTATTCAAAAGATGGCTTATAATGATCGTTATTCAAAATGAATTGCAAATCACCATGCTTTGCCAAATCTCTATTCACCCATATCACCCTATCCTTGCATCTTCCTTTATCAGCTAATATGTAGCTATCTAAATAGAACATATACTTAGGGGCAAGTGCATGCAAAGAAGCATACCACTGGTGAACCTCTTCGTTCTTTAATTTTAAATCAAGAGGTTGATGATTATAAGATTCGACCAAGCTCTGGAGATCTTCATACCTTTTCTTAAAGGCATCCAATCCTAAACCAGAAACAGTACTTATACCATCAACCTTTTGCTTTATTAATTTAATCTGAGCTTCATTCAAAGCCAAGATCTTATCTTCTAATACTATCTGCTGATGTTCGTTGGTTGATAGCTTATTTAGTTTCTGATCTATCTTGTACAACAAACTATCTACAGGTATCATACAGAAGCTAATTTTTTACTTTTTAATTTTTGTTCTAGGGTGAGTAGTTCATCTTGATTATCCTCATCTGCAAGGAACTTTACCAATTCCTCTTCATCAATAGCCACTTCGTATTCACCTTCGTATATCCTTCCATTAGGTTTAATTCTATAAACCGAATGTGACAAAGCTTGCTTAACTAAGTCTTTAATATGGAGTAAGTTTTCCTTCATATCTGCAAATCTTCCAAATATCTCAACTGGATTGAGACCTTGGTATTTACCATTCTTGAATTCTGTTTGTTTGAGGAGATTGTCCACTTGATTATACACAGCTTCTTCTTTTGTATCTTCTGTCACTGGTAAACCTAATAAACGAGCAACCTTTCTCTTTTTCTCAGGAGTCATAGAATCAAACTTAACAATAGCTTTATTGATAAGTTGTTTCTTCTTGAACATCACTGCGTTTTCAATATCTTCATCAGCTACATAAAACTGTGTTTCTGCTGGAAACTCACC